CGAGGTACAGCTTCAGCCACTGGCGACCAAGGTGCTGCATCAGCTACCGGCAAGGATAGCATTGCTCTTGCAGCCGGATACAGGTGTAAGGCTAAGGGAGCTATAGGTTGCTGGATAGTCCTCGCAGAGCGTGGGAGATGGAGCGGTGATACCTACCCGATTAAGGAGGTCAAGGCGTTTGAAGTTGACGGGGAAAAGGTTAAGGCTGACACATGGTATATGCTAGTCAATGGACAGCTTAAGGAGGTTTAGCGGGAGTAATTAATTCAAAACAGATCAGAAAAGGAGGTAATTATGGGATCATTTATAGCCCAACAGCCAAACGGCTTATATTGTAGGTTTAGTACAATCGTTGGTACAGTCACGCACTACAATATGACAAAAGATGATTACATAGAAGTATGCAAAGACCGATTAGGAAAGAAACGTGGAGAAGAAGAGGCTAATGATATTTTAAAAAACTATCTGCACCCTTTTAACGATGTTCTTGAGCGATTTATCCCTAATAATGATTCGGTTGAAGAGTTTAATATCCGTTTGAAAGAAATGGGATATATGGATGAGTTTAATGGATAATCAATATAGAAAGGAACTAAAAGATGATACTTACTACTGATAAGATGGTATTTGTTACTGATTTAGAAAATTCGGACGAATATATTGAGAATCTTATAACTGAATATGGCACTAATCAATATCGCATAAAGGTTGACCGGACACTCAATCCACCATATTATCAATTATTTTACGAATGGAAAGAAGGCAAGCGAACGCTTAATAATCATTTGTTTTCTTCAAGTAGATTGGAAAAGATTGTGGATTACATTAATCAGAATATTCAATAAAATATAGAGATGAAGCAAAGTAAATTGACTCATGGCTCTCTGTTTAGTGGGATAGAAGGTTTCGGCTTGGGTGCAGCGTTTGCCGGAATAAAAACACTTTGGAGCTGCGAATATGAAGACTATCAAGCAAGTATAATCAAAAAAAATTTTGGAGAAAACCATGAAATCAACAGAGATATTAGAACGTATTCAAATCCAACATTTGTTGACATCATCAGCGGTGGATTCCCTTGCCAAGACATCAGCGTTGCTGGAAAAGGTGTCGGAATTGTCGGTGAAAGAAGTGGCTTATGGACTGAAATGTACCGAGTTATACGGGAAGTTAGGCCTAAATACATCATCATTGAAAACAGTCCAATGCTCCTTATTCGGGGATTTGAACGGGTCTTATGCGACCTTTCCGAAATCGGGTATGATGCAGAATGGCAATGTTTATCAGGCACCGACTTTGGTATACAACAGGGTCGGGAACGATTATATTGTATTGCCTACTCCTGTGAAATCGACGGCAAAAGGAGCATCCAAGAATCGATATTTCGGAAGCCCTACCTATCGGGGCAATATACACGAGTATATCCGGGATGGAGAACAAGACAGTCAATACCCTCACCCCGATTTGCTGGAAAGCCTAATGAACTTCCCGATAGGGTGGACAGAACGGAGTGTATAGGCAATGCAGTACAGCCTATAATTGCGCACTATTTATTTGAATGTATTAAGATTTTCGATAAACAATTAGAGTAAAACAAAAACATGAATAAGGAAGAATTTTTGAGCAAAAGAAATGCCATTGATTTAAAGCTAAAAGAATTGAATGGCGAAAAGGGGAAGTTGGAAAAGGAATACATTGAATCCAACCAAGGGTTCCCTATTGGAAGCAAGGTTTGTATAACGGTCCCGGCTCATGAAAGGTTTTCTCTTTTGAGCAATGAAAGGATATTGGTCCCCGAAGTGAAGAAGCTAGCCTATATTGCAGATTATGAGATTGATGATAACGGGGAGGTTGTTCCCTCTTTAAGGCAGTTGGATTGCAATGGGGGTATGTCAGCAATACCTTTATATGTTAATTTTAAGAAGGTTATAATTGAATTAATGTAAATCAGAACAGAAATGAATACTAAAACATTTCAAGAAGTCGCCAGGATTTGGAGTGCTGCGAAGCAACCTATCATAAAGCATGCCACGATGTGCGCGTATATGCTTACCCTTCAAACCCATTTACTCCCATATTTTGGGACGGCGACAGCTATATCGGAAAGCGACGTTCAGAAATTTGTTCTCTACAAGCTTTCCTCTGGCCTCGCTAAAAAAACCGTAAGGGATATTGTGGCGGTGCTGAAATCTATAGTCAAGTATGGTGGGAAACATAAGTTATTCCCTTATGAGGAGTGGGAGATAAACTATCCTACAGATACCGAATCTCACCGTTTGCCTACTTTGTCCTTAAACCATCAACAGATACTGATGAGCCATCTCACCGAATCCCCAACTCCTAAGAATATAGGCATTCTGCTGTCTCTGTGTACCGGCATGAGGATTGGAGAGGTGTGTGCCCTGCGATGGGAAGATGTGGATTTCAGACAGAAGGTAATCACCATTAGTTATACAGCAGGAAGGATATACAACTGCGAATCAAGAACTACGGAAAGGACTTTCACTTTTCCCAAAACACGAAATTCATACCGGGAGATACCTATCTCAAGACAGCTTCTCTTTGCCTTGAAGGACGTAAAGAAAATATCTCCGTCCCGATTTGTAGTAGGAACATCAGGACGTCCGGAAGATCCCCGTTCTTACCGTGATTTCTTTGCCCGGCTCTTGAAGCGTCTGAATATTCCGCACATTGTGTTTCATGGACTCCGGCATACATTTGCTACCAGATGCATTGAAAGTCAATGCGATTATAAGACAGTGAGTGTAATTCTTGGACATTCGAATATCGCTACCACACTCAATTTATATGTGCATCCCAATCTCAATCAAAAACAAAGATGCATTGAGCGAATGAGCAACTTCTTAAAAATTAAATGACCCTCAAAACAGATAAGAAATGAAGATAATAGCAAAACAAGGTTCAGAGCTTGAGAATCTACTGAAACAAATGAATGAACAGCTTATGCGCGAACAAAACGAAGCTAAAGATATGATTCAAGAATATTGTGGTTCAAGACCGGATAGCCTCGGATATGGATGGGCATTTGGAATAACCGCTGAGTGGCTTTATACTCTTATTGGATTTGATGATAAGGAGTTTGTTCCTGAGAAACTGATTCCGAATAATGATGATAAGAAGCATCCGTGTTGGAAAATCAATAAACGAAAGAAAGAAGGTCGTGAATTCATTGATAGATGGCGTAGAAAGTTTCGAGGTATAAATGGTCGGCTCCTTAATAAATTTGGGATTCCGGTAATGCACGAAGAAACAGGACGCTACTTCCATTGGCTCCCGCTTGAAAAAGATGGTATCTATTATGTCTCAGTAGGTTCTTCTCTTCTTGATTGTATGCCATCGGCAAAAAGTGAGCAGTTTGAGATAGAGGTTTAACGTATAACCAAGATAGATATGAAACAGAAGTTAGAAGAAGCAGCAAAACAATATGCAGAATCAGTAATTGATTCATTCGGGACAAACGGAATTCCGAATGGCGTTTCCGATATTAAAGACATGATTGCTCTTAGTTTTGAAAATGGCACATCATGGCTTTCAAATCAGATTAAATCTATCATCCTGGATGATACGTTGACAGATGGGGAAGTCATAGATAACATTAGTGAGCTATTGAACCAACAAGGATGTATTGGAGCGGATTAAAGAGAAAGGAGACTGAAAATGGACATAGATAACAAATATAGGATTCCCCTTGTCGGGGCCTATAATCCGTTAGTTTTTGAATGTCCCGAATGTGGTACAAGTATTCTCAACGATTACCATAAGCATATCTGTGGGATTGCAGAAGCTCGTATTGGGATAGTCTCTATAAAAGAGTGTCCAACATGTTTTACGAAGTATTATTCTCATTTTTCAGAAGCTGAATACAATCTGTTTTTGCATAGCATAGAGAGAGGTGAAAATTTGCATTTTAAAAATGTATTCGTGAAACAGATTAGAGAGGAAGGAGACTGATTATGGAAGTAAAGAACGGAATAATAATAGATGGAGTACTGCATGAGATGACGAGTGAAAATGTCCCATGCAACCAATGCTCACTGTTGCGCATTTGCAGTAAGTCAGAAAAGGAAGAATATGACATCTGTCTTTGTGCTTTGATGAACTGTGATGGCTTTGTTAACCGTGGAAAAGTAAAAATAGAGGAGGAGGAATAACTATGACCGAAGAACTTGTAACACTAGAGACTGCGAAGCTTCTGAAAGAGAAAGGCTTTAATGAGTATTGCAAATATATCATTAACGATAAAGGCTTGATGATGGAAACCATATTTAGAACTAGTAAGGATTTACCTAAATTATTCTATTCTTGTCCAATACAATCCATCGCCCAAAAGTGGCTTCGTGAAACCAAGAGCCTGCATATCGAAATATCCTATATGTATGGAAATTATTGGATATATGATATACTAACAATTCCGAATCACGACTTAGTAGGATTATCTGACAGACCTATTGCCCATTATAATACCTACGAAGAAGCACTTGAGGCAGGATTACAGGAAGCATTAAAACTTATATGATTATGAGAAAATTCACATATGTATTGGCATCTGTCATCATATCATATCTAATTTGTGTATATGAGTATAATATGTGGGACTTTATTACAGGATTAGAACCTTCGCAAACTTGCGAAAGATTACTCGGATATGTGTTATATTGCGTGATATTCTATTGGACTGCAAAGCTATTGATTATGATTAAATAAGTATGGAAACAGCAGAATTAATATTTAAATCCGTACTTGCCCCATTAATTTTTTGTACTTTGGCATTTTTACCTTAATTTTGGTAAGCAAGTGTCACAGACGCATGGAGAATAGGTTTGATGAGATAGAAAAATGCGTCCGTCATGTGCCATATCGTAACAACATTGTTTACATCACCCAGCTCTTGGAACTGCAAAGATGTGGATAAATAAGGAACGGTATGAGGAAGCCGATAAGATTGGAGAATAATCAAGGATGAAGAAATCAAATTAGGAATAAGGAAATGAACAATATTAATTTAAACGAATTGCGCGATCGCGCTTATAAAACCGCTTGTGAACACGGTTTTCACGATGAGGAATTGAGTAATAAACACTGCCTTTGTTTAGTTACATCCGAGCTTATGGAAGCTGTAGAAGCAGATAGAAAGGGAAGATTAGGAAAGAAATGTAAATCACGTTTTGAAATGGACTATAATTGCTATCCTGCATTAGTGGAAGAAGAAAAGCGATTTAAGTGTTCCTTTGAAAAGAATGTAAAAGATACACTTCCCGATGAACTTGCCGATGCAGCTATACGCCTGCTTGATTTGTGCGGATTGCGTAAGATAGACATCGAGGATTTTACGGAAGAAATGTTATACGAGGCGGAGGAAAGTTGCGAGGATGAGACCTTTACAGAAAGTATATACGCTATATCCACAATTCCCATCAGATATGCGTATGAATATGACTATCCATTAGAAAAGCAATTAAATGGCATGCTATTGGCTATTTTCGGGCTTGCCAACCATTTGGACATAGACCTCACATGGCACATCAATCAGAAGATGAGATACAATGAATTGAGAGAAAACAAAAATGGGAAAAGGTATTGAGAAATAATCTAAAAACAATAAGACGATGAAGGTTAACATTGAAAATTTACGCCAATCGGTTATGATGCCAACTAAAGAAGACAGGGCAGAGTGGACCAACGGCTTGTATCTAATCTACGAAGACGGACATGCAGAACCGTTTACCGGCGATAACTTCAAAGATTGTGTACGATACATCGGATTAAAGCACAAAGACGTATCGTTTGCCATCTCGTTGACGGAGCATAAGGATGTTCAGTTGCTTGACAATGACAGCCGAGAGGAATTTGGAAATCAAATCTATTATGGGCGTGAATGTGATGCACTATTTGATATGAATGGACAGCGTAACACTACTCAGCTGATTGAGCGAAATCCTAAACTGTCTAATCTGCTGAAAGATGACGAATATATCCCATCATTAGGACAGCTTAATTTAATGGCTCATTATCAAGATAATATAAACGATGTGCTGAGGTACATAGGCAAAGAACCGTTATCCTCCACATGGTATTGGTCCAGTACTGAGTACAGTCTCAGCCTCAGTTGGTACGTACACTTCTTCAGTGGGCAGACGAGCAACGGCAACAAGTGCTACAGTTACAGAGTACGGGCAGTGGCAGCATTCACTTTATTCATGAGTATCAAGGAGAAAATGAATAGGGGACAACAAATATGAAAACAAGTTTATGCGAAAGTTCTTAATTCCGAAGTGGAAAAAGGATTTGATTTGCTAGAAAGTAAGATTAATAAGTAAATGGGAATTTTTGATGATGGAATAAAGGGATGTGTCGAAATACTTAAAAATAAGAATCCAACTAATATAAAGTAACCATTTTTTTTTGGGGGGGATCATTCTTAATCAGGTGGTTCCCTTTTCTTCACACTAACAAGCTATGGATAATCAAATGATAGTACATCATTTTACAAGAGTTCCGGTTGGAAGTACTGTCTATTGCGACAATCAGCCGGTTAAAATACTAGAGAAAGGATATGCCCTTGCTCTATGTGATGCCAATGGGAAACGGGTATATATCACCTGCTATGATTTGGAAAACAAACCATTCGTGCAGACGAATGGGGAAGAATGAAAAAGAGCCAACCCACGCACGACCATGAATCAGCTCTTCCTTACACGATTATGATGCAAATATACTATTTTCTTTTAAATTAATCGTGTTATGGTGAAGGAATTTTCAGCAATATCAGAATTAAAATCTATAAGAGAACAAAAATCAAGGCTTTCTGAAAGAGAACAAGAATTAGTTAAACCTATTTTGTCTGATTTAAATATTATACCTATAATATTTAAGTGGTATTGTGAAATCGTTGGGAATTGTGGATTATCTCAAAGGAGAGCTAGCTCTTGTTTCCGGCAAAAGTTTATATTTATAATTCTGTTTCTGTATTCGCCTAGTACATTGGCTGGTGGTAAAATAGTAAAGGGAATCCGGGATATACTTGCTCGTATTTTAGGGTTTAAATCTCCTACTGGAATTTCTAATCTTTACGTCAATGTCATGTTTAACTATAACAATTATAAAGATTATCGAACAGATATAAATTATCTTTACACCGAAATAATAAATAGATTAAAAATTAAAGGACTAATCAATTAATGGGATTTGAAAAAACAGGTTGGCTTCTATTAAATTGTGACCTAATTACTAATGTCACATATAAAAAATGAAGATATTTTGTTATCTTTGGTTGTAGTAGTACCTTTGGACGAATAGCAGTAGTTCAAAGGTATTTTTTATATATGGCAGCACCTAAGGGAAATCAATTTTGGAAATTACATAGTAAACATGGCCGAGATACGTTGTTTTCTACACCTGATTTGATGTGGGAGGCTGCTTGTGAATATTTTCAATGGTGTGACGATAACCCTTGGCGTGTTGTTAAAAATAAGACTAAAGGGAAAATCAAAGAAAAAGAGGATAGCCCAACTCAACGACCGTATACATTATCTGGGTTTCTGTTCTATATAGGAGCGAATAATGGATATTGGAGTGAGTTTAAATCAAGCCAAAAATATGAAGCATTTTCCGAAGTCGTATCACGCATAGAAAATATAATCGAAACTCAGCAGCTTGAAGGAGCTATTGTAGGAGCGTTTAATCCTAGTATTATAGCTCGTAAATTAGGACTTGCAGAGAAGCAAGATAGTACAATCAAACTGAAAGGGAGCATCCCTGTCATTGAGTTCTTGAAAAATGGAGGGGTCAAAAGATGAGTTTGTTTGGTATTATATCACAAAGTAAGTATGCTCCTTTATATGAGAACACTGATAAGTTTATTACTATTGTAACTGGGGGAAGAGGAAGCGGGAAGAGCTATAATATTTCTACATTTTTAGAGAGGCTGTCTTTTGAAAGTGGCCATAAAATATTATTCTCCCGTTATACGATGGTTTCGGCTTCCATATCTATTATTCCGGAATTTCAAGAAAAAGCAGAGTTAGATCTTGCACCGGAATATTTTGATGTCACTAAGGTCGATATAACCAATACCTATTCTGGCAGTGTTATTATGTTTCGCGGGATAAGAACTTCATCAGGCGTCCAAACTGCTAAACTAAAGTCAATTCAAGGTCTTACAACCTTTGTATGCGATGAAGCAGAAGAGTGGACAAGCGAGGAAGATTTTGAAAAGATTATGTTGTCTATTCGACAAAAGGGCATTCAGAACCGAATCATTATAATTATGAACCCATGTGATAGCAATCATTGGGTGTATAGGCGATTCATTGAGAAAACTCACAAGCTGGTAGAGATTGACGGTGTGCAGGTCCAAATCTCTACTCATCCGAATGTACTTCATATCCATACTACGTATTTTGATAACTTGGATAACCTTTCTCCTGAGTTCCTTAAAGAGGTCGAGGATATGAAGGTAAATAATCCGGAGAAATATGCCCATGTGGTTATCGGTCGCTGGGCTGACGTGGCGGAGGGAGCTGTGTTCAAAAAATGGGGCATCGTGGACGAGTTTCCACAATGGTGCAAAAAAGTGGCTCTTGCTTCCGATTGGGGATTTACGAACGACCCATCAACAGGAATCAGGTGTGGAATTATTGACAATAGACTTTATGTGGATGAATTGTTTTATGAAACAGGAATGTTAACCAATGAGATTGCACGTAAATTGAAGCCATGGGGATTGAAAGTGTACGGGGATAGCGCAGACCCTCGTTTAATACAGGAAGTGAAAAACAGGGGCGTGAACATCTATTCAGTCGATAAATATCCTGGTTCTGTGGTTGCCGGTATTGATAAAATAAAAGAATATGAATTGTTCGTTACAAAACGTTCTTACCACATTATGGAAGAACTACGCAATTATGTTTGGGACAAGGATAAAGATGGACATTATATTAATGAGCCGATAGACGCTTGGAATCATTGCATCGACCCGATTAGGTATTATATTTTGGGACATATCTTAGGGCGAATTTTGAGACCGCGCGACAATTCGGGAATATTCGCGCACTAAATATTGATATATGAGAACAATAGACGAAGTTTTAAAAATAGAAGATATAGGCCAAAAGATAGCCTATTTAAAAAAAGGCCGCAAGACAAAGCTCCCTGATGCAGTGAAGCTCTATAGCGATTGGGACCCCAACCGGCACGAGATAATCACAGACACGGAGAAGTACCCGAAGATTAAAATCACGGTCGAAAAGGAGAAAGAGACCTATGATGAAAAGTCAGGTAAGATAATCACCATCCCGAAGAGAACGAAGGACGTGGAGCCTAACCGCATCGCTTTACCTATCGAGCAGGATATCGTAAACATACAAACAGCATTTACTGTTGGGACAGAACCTTTGCTTGATTGTAATCCCGGCAAGACAGAAGAGGGGATATTCTTGGCATTAAAACAAATTTTAAAACGAAATAAGATTAAGTACCAAAATAAAAAGATTGTCCGTTCATGGCTGGCAGAACAGGAATGTGCCGAATATTGGTATGTGGTCAAAGATGATGATTTTTGGTCGAAATTAAAACGTAAAGTCTCTGATATATTTGGGAATTCCAAACCTGAATATCGTTTGAGAAGTGTCATTTGGTCCCCCTTTCGCGGAGATAAACTTTACCCTTTTTTTGACGATAGCGGTGATTTAGTTGCTTTTTCTCGTGAGTATAAAAAAAAGGATTTGGATGATGTGGAAATTACTTGCTTTATGACCATTACATCCGATTTTGTTTATCAATGGGAACTTTCCGATGAATGGAAGCCGGTGTCTGCATTCAGACATAACTTCAAGAAACTGCCTATACTGTATTGTTATCGTCCAGAAGCTTATTGTGAGAAGATTAATACACTTCGGGTGCGGTTGGAAAAACTGATGTCAAATTATGCGGACTGCATTGACTACCATTTCTTCCCTATTTTGATGCTATTTGGTGATGTACAGCGTTTTTCAGGTGAGTTTAAAAATCGTGTTGTGGAACTACTTGGAGATAAAGCTGACGCACAGTATTTAACATGGCAGCAAGTTCCTGATACAATTAAGTTTGAAGTGGAAACTCTTTTTTCTCAGATATATGGATTGACTAACACTCCACGCATTTCGTTTGACAGCCTTAAAGGTACAGGCAATGCCGTGTCGGGAGTAGCTTTCGATTACGTATTTATGTCGACCCATTTAAATGTGGAGAACTTGAATGAAACGATGGGAGACTTTATGCAGAGACGTGTTAATTTCCTCATTTCTGCACTTGGTTCTGTTAATTCCAGCCTTGAGCCTGCCTCCAATACTATTGACGTTGATGTCCAAATGCAACCTTACCGGTTGGAGGATTTGAGCGAGAAGATTGATGTGGCTATCAAGGCTAAAGATGGGGGGATTTGGTCTCAGCAAAGTGCCATGGCATTTGTAGGGAACATAGATAAAATGCAAGAAGAAATAGAACAGATAAATGCGGAATAGCCGTTGTGATTTGCTTTCAAATTGTCATTGCCTATTCCCATGCCCGGTAGCCGTATTGCTACCGGGGCGTCTAAGATGATATGTTGGCAAAGAATCCCCAACAAGTGTCTTATACTTAAATTATGTGGCCGTATTAATAAAGGCAGTCTTTTAAAGTCGTGCGGGCTGCCTTTGTATAATCGTGTTACATATTTAATTTTAGAGCTTCGCCTATTGCTTCATCAGCTCTATCTGAAAAGATAACGCCTACAATACCACTCAATTCAGTGGTGAAATTACAAAGCGAATTACTCATTCTGATTAGCTGGCCTTCTGCATCAATCACGCAGGTAACTTCTTCATCGAGAATTAAAGAGTTAACCTTATTTCTCGTTTCTCTAAGCAAGCAGATAGCTTCTAATATGCCATCATGTACAGCTTGTTTCTTTACTTCTTCTAAATTAATCTGTGTCATATTCGTTATATTTTAATGTTTGTACTTAATTTTAAAATCAATAGAAAAATCTCTCTCCGTCTTTCCCGAACAGTCTGTATCCTAAGTACAGGCTGACGAATATTATTATTAGTTCTATCATAATTTTGGGTATAGTTTGGGCTGTACGTCATTACTCCGTACCTCTAAATGATTGATTTATAATGATTATACTATTTTCGCAAGTTTCCCATCAGACTTACTTCCGCCAAACAGGTGGTTGATGTAGACTAATCCTTTTTGAGTGCACAGCACTTTCATCACTATAATGTCCGGATGGTTATTGCGGTGTATAGGTGGCAGTTGGGTTAACTCGAAATATCCGGCATCCACATACTTCTGTTTCGGCTCGTTCCGTTTGAAAAGTATTCCCTTCTCCTTTAGCTTCTTGAAAAGCGTGTTGCGTCCGAACGGCAAACCGAGTATTTTGGCGGCCTGCCCTATATCTACCTTCCCCTCTGCCTTGAATGCGGCTTCGGCGAAGTCGGCTTTGGGCTGGAGCTTCTCTATTTGTTTCTGCTGCTTTTCATTCTCCAAAGCCAAGCGTTCTTTCTCTTCTTCGGCTTGAATTACCATTATAGCAAGTTCCTTACGGGATAACTCGTGCTTGTTTTCCTCACATGCGATAAAGTATTTTCTCGCTTGCTTTCCACGCTCGTTATTCTCAATCATGGATAGTTCTTTTGCCATGCTGATTGAGAGAGCGTATTCGATTCGTGTCGTAGCTCCTATTTCTCGCTCCACAATTTCGGTGAATGATTGAAAATCAACACCTTCAACAAAATCGTAAGATTTAATACGGTCTTTAATCCATGTTGAAAAATCTCTTTTACTTTCAAGAAAAGCATGTAAATCACGTGCATTAACGGCTCTCTTACCGTTATTTTCACTAATAGGAATTAATTCATTCGTTGTGACGTTCATATTTAAACGAATTATGATAAAAAGAAACCCTCCGTAGGTGTGAACGTCACAACATACGCAGGGCATAGAAGTCGCAGATCGTTTCCTTTCTGCCACCTTAGAGGGTTTCCCAATATCTTGTACAAAATCTATTCGCTTTATTTTGCCCAAGAGTTATTATGTTATGACGTTCGCTGCAAAGAAAAGCAAAATTTTTAATACGGCAAAGAAAAAGCGGGGGAAATTGTCAAATAAAGAAATACTCTTGTTGCCAGTTGCTATATATATAAACTTTTGCTATATTTGCACCATGAAAGAAGAAAGAAAAATATTGTTTTATAAAGATTACTTCATATCATTCTATCGTTCATTGGATGGTGGGGCACAGAAAAAACTCGATTACGTATTGGGTATGCTCAAAATACAGGAACGGATAAGTGAGAAGTTTGTAAAATTCATACGTGACGGCATTTATGAAATTAGGGCGTCTTATGATGGAAATATTTATCGTGCATTCTTCATATTCGATGAAGGCAACATTGTGATGCTATTCAACGGATTTCAGAAGAAAACGCAAAAGACGCCAGAAAGTGAAATTAACAAGGCATTGGAACTTAAAAAAGAATATTATGCAGGAAAGAAATAACATTGGCAGCTTCGATGCCATATTAGATGAAAAATACGGTAAAATTGGCACTTCGGAAAGAAATGAATTTCACCGTGAAGCATACGCCTATTGTGTCGGTCAAATGATTAGCGACGCACGGAAACAGGGAAAAATGACACAATCAGAATTGGCGGAAAAAGTGGGAACTAATAAAACCTATATATCAAGAATTGAGAAAGGAGTAATCGAACCGGGAGTAGGTTTGTTTTTCCGCATTATTGATGCTCTCGGGTTAAAGGTTGAAATAGTTAAACCTATTCTGTGATACCTGATATTATGCAACTAAAAGAAATCAGTAAAGACATCTACGATTTGGATGCGTGGTTTGATGAAGGACTTGGAGCGGAAGACACTCCCGAACGTGAAAAGAACCGTGAAAAGGCATGGGAGTGATACACTGTCCTCATTGTGGAAAAGAAATAAAATTGAACCCGAATGTTTAATCAATAAAACCAAAGTAAAATGAAGAAAGTATTGTTTATGTTGGCAGCATGGTTAATATATCTATCTGCTAACGCACAGTTCAAATTAACTATCAATGGGTTTGTAGATGAAAACGACATTGAAAAAGACTATGTAGTATATAATTTTGAAGGCGAAACACAAGAATCATTGTACACTAAAGTTCTCAAATTTATAAATACCTCTTATAAATCCCCTAAAGATGTTATAAATGAGGTAAAACCTGAAATGATAACAATCAGCGGTTTCCAAGAATCTTGTATATCAATAGGGAAAGTAAAGAAAGTATTAGGCCAGAGTATGAGCATGACAGGAGGGTATGATTTGCAATACAACATATCAATAAGGTTTAAAGATGGAAAAATAAGGATAGATGCACCATCTTTTGAGTGCACAGGTAAATCTGGAACTAAAACCTCAAGATTGGTTTTACAAGGTTCAAATGGGGGATTTGGCACAGAAGTAAGGACGGGGTTGTTTAAAAAGAGCGGCGAGCCTTCAAGAGAAAATGCAATAAAGATGTTGGAGGATTTCTTCAATGAATTTTGCAAAGCAATAGAAACCTCTATAAAAGATGATTCAAATAATGAGTGGTAACATACAAATGTATTTATATTTCCGCCCTGTTCCTTATGGTTCGGGGCTTTCTTTTATCCTAATTAGAAAAAGCGGGAAATATTTGCATAAATGTGAATTATAAGTTACCTTTGTTGCATGAAAGTAAGAAACGTCATAGCATATAAGCACTATTTCATCGATTTTGTGAAGTCCCTTTCCGAAAAGATGCAGGATAAGGTGGTGAAAACAATACAATATGTCGAAACGCTGCAAATTGTCCCAGAGAAATATCTAAAGCATATTGAAGGTACAAGGGGGCTTTATGAAATCAGAGTAAAATTTGCGAGCGACATCGTACGTGTTTTTTGCTTCTTTGACGGTGAAAAAATGGTTATCCTATTGAGCGGCTTTCAAAAAAAGACGCAAAAGACACCAAAGAAAGAGATAGACCGGGCTGTCAGGCTCATGCATGAATATTTTAATGATAAGGCAAAAGAAAGGGAATGATTATGGAAACTTACACTTTGAATGATATTAAAAAAGAAGTTTACGGAGAAATAGGCACTCCGCGCCGCAATAAGATTGAAACCGAACTTTCCAACCTGCGTATCGGGCTTCAAATACGCAATGCCCGTGAAGCAAGGAAAATGACACAAAGAGAGCTTGCAAGGAAAATAGGAAAAGAACGGTCTTTTATCTCTAAAATTGAAAGGGAGGGCAGTAATATTACCCTTTCCACGCTTTATGATATTGTAACGAAAGGGCTTGGAGGGAAACTTGACATACAAGTCCAGCTTTGAAAAACTGTGCTACGTGTTTTCAAGCCTTCGAAGCAAACTCCCCTCTTGTACTGATAAAGCGGATTTGTAAATGCCAATTGGTCAATATCTGGTTATAAATAATAAATTCAGCCCCGAACCGGAAGGAACGGGGCTTTTCCATTTCAATATAAAAATTCAAATAAAAATTGCTATATAGCCACACCTCCTTATCGTATTTATGACAATCGTTCTAATGTCATAAATACGTCTTCTGATTATTTCTTATCCTCTTTATTAATAACGAATTTTACCGTATGAAATTTATAAATCAAATTCATACGGTATGACAATCTTAGAACAGATCTTGGCAGGACTGCAACAGAAGTTTACTGGGGTAGACACTGCCACTTTGACCCGAATCGCCACCAAAAAGGCAGAGGGCGTAACGGACGGAATACAGGTAAACTCAATCGTTGAGGGTATCTCTTTTCAGGACGTGATGCAAAATTATGGTGATTTCCGTGCAGGACAAGCACAGACTTCCTCGATATCGAACTATGAGAAGAAGCATGGGCTGAAAGACGGAAAGCCAATCGAGAATCCCAACCCAAATCCGAAGCCGAAGCCGGGAGAAGAAAAGAAAGATGATATTCCATCTTGGGCACAAGCTCTGATTGATTCTAACAAAACTCTTTCTGAAAAACTTGCCGGTTACGAACAGGAGCGAGTACAGGCACAGCGCAATGCGCAGGTATCCGCTAAAGCAAAAGAATATGGTATTCCCGATTTTATGTTGAAAGATCGCAATATTCCAACAGATGCGGACTTGGACGCTTATTTCAAGGACGTGAAACAGGAGATGACCAATGCGGGATTTCAAGGCGTGGAAGTTCCCCAAACAGCAGAGAAGCGTACCGAAAAAGAAAACCATGCCATTGCTGCCATGATTAACAAGGGGACGGAAGAGATTAACAAACAGAATCAGTAACTTAAAAAGGTAAAAAGATTATGCCAGCAGGACTTCATTACAATTTGGAACAGATTGAAAAGCCTACTCCTGAAATGTGCCGTATTGAAACGATATATCGCTATTCAGGAGGTTTCAATCTGGTTCTTACAAACCTTACGGGCGTGAAAACCATTCCGCCCCTTACGCCGTTGGTGCTTGACTTCAAAAAAAGACAAGCCACGGTGGTAATCAATGTGGAAGTGGCAGAGAAGTACACCACAGGCACAAGCATGAAAGTGAAGAAAAATTCATTGGCTTATGTCGGTATGTTTATCGGAGATGGTACGAATGGGGCTAAAGTCAACAAGATTGACAAAGCCAATGCCGACTACGACACACTTACTTTGGCAGCAGCTTTCGGGAGTAGTGTGACGGTTGAAGCCGGAACGGTGCTATTTGAAGCCAAAGCGCAGGATGGTACAGAACCGAAAGCAACTGCAACAGCGTTGAACTATGCCACTACCAAAGTGGAAGAAGGAGCAACCGTGACAGCCATCGGACGTGCCTACGAGATTAGACCGACCAAGCTCATTGTCCCCATCTCTGAGAAGGATAAGGCTTCTCTCGGTGATAGATTCATGTTCACTTATTAAGGAAAGGAGGGTATATGTATTTGACAGTTCAGACATTATTGAATGACCCCGAAATAGTAAAAGCGGTGATTGACCGTGTGCAAGCTCTCCGCCTTGATACTATTTTTTGGAAGAAGCATCTTGATTTCGAGGAAACGAAATCACGCGTGTTTAAAACCTATCTCGGTACGGTTACAGGTGTAACAGCCGGTTCTGTTATCGACCGCAATTCTAACAAGCCGTTAAGAGAGCGTAAATCTCTTGGTTCAGGATATGGCGAAGTCGCTTATTTGGGTGACCGCTACCAGATGGATAATGACCGTTTGGATATGTTACAGGAACTTGTTACCAAGTTTAACAATGCACGCACAACAGACCAACAAAGAGCATTGAACGACATCATCAACTATATTACGGATGATATGCGCCAAGTGTTGCTCGCTCCGCATAAGCGTATGGATATCGTGGACGGTGATTTACGTTCAGATGGCAAGGCTTCTGTGAAAGTAGATGATAACCCGCAAGGAATCGAAATGCTTGACATGGAATTGCCGGTCCATCGCCTTACACCGGGAGCTGAAGACAAAGAGCACTTTGTGAAATATATTATGGACCAAATTGTTGAACTTCGTACGAAGTTCGGTATGTTCGTTTCGATGGAAATGTCGCGAAAGACATTCATCAATTCTATTGTCGGATCAAAGGACTTTGGTGAGTTCTATAAACAGTCTTTCGCACAGAAAGAAGTGCAACTATCTTCCGGCTTGATGTCCAGCGAAATGGCTACTACCATCTTTCAAGGGTTGGGCTTGCCCCCTATCGTAATCAACGAGGATTTGGTTGAGCTTCCCGATGGAACCATGAAACAGGTGTTCAAGGACAACCGCATTTCGTTGTTTACCACCGCCAAACAAGGCAAGATGCGTTGGCATACTCCGTATGAGATTACCGACCCTGTACCTGGTAAAACCTATAGCCGTTCAGATGGCGGTATGTATATCTCCAATGTAAGAACGGATGAAGGAAGATTCATGGAATATGGTTGTGAATGGATTCCTGAATATACCAATCCGAACAAAATTGTAATTGTGGATTTGGACACAATGCTAGGCTAGGATGAAAGTACTTGATTACATAAAGCAGTCCTTCAGGGATTTTGGCATTACTTTGAGTGATGCCAATATCCTTACAATCCTAAAGCCATCAGGAGTAGTTGGAGAAGATGATGTAGAAAACTTAAATAACAGCCAATTCAGGGATGTTTCGGTCGGTATGGTAAAGTTTATCCCTACCCTCTTACTGCGTGGTAGTTCCAAGTCCGTATCGGAAAACGGGCACTCCAAATCACAATCTTGGGACATTCAGGGTATCAAAGACTATTATTCCCTGATGTGCAAACAGTACGGATTGAAGGATGAGTTGAACTCGGACAAACCTAAAGTGACTTTTTTGTGATATGTTAGACGAAGCGCCTCATATATTAATGGTAAGAACGGTGATACCGCCAGACAATGACGAGTACGGGCGACCGATACCCGGCACAGGCGGAGAGTCGTGGAATGAATTTACAGAATGCTTTTGCCATGATAATTCCCAACAGCAGGAAGTATCGGTAAATGGCAAGCTATGGGTTTATTCCTACCATATAGTGTATGAAGGCAAGAAAATAGCATTAGACACAAAAGTAAGATGTTTGGATAAAGAAACGAAAGAGGTTGTAGGGAAAGGCAAGGTAATCAAAAATGCTGAGTGCTATTCGGAAGAACTGAAAGGACGTTGTGACATTTGGGTATGATAGTAACAGGGGATATATATAAGATTATTTTCAAAGAAGTTCAGGATTTCGGCATTAAGGCTATTTATGACAGCTGGAATTCAATCGATGCGCCTTTGAAAGACGAAGCTATAGTCATTATCACTTCAACTCCGATTGAACCAGACACTTATTGGGAGAAAACCTTTGTATACGTGAGTATTTGTGTGCCGGACTATCTGGGAAAGGTTAACACGGTAAGATTAAACGAATTGGAAAGATTGTCTGCATTGTGGATTGAGGATGAAATAGTTTGCGATTTTGACGGAAGTTGGTATATGATATCTAAGTCATCACTTGGCATTGAAAGAGATAACGCTTTAAAATGTAGTTATGTGAGCATAAAATTATCGTTTGAAATTTTAAATGTAAAATAATATGAAACCATTTATCGGGATAAAAAAGATTTGGTACGGTGATGTTATTAGTGAAGCCGTAACCAAAACAAGCTTAAAAACTCTACTCGGTAGCATGACTGAAGTAAAAAACTCACATCAAGACACATGGCAGTATACAGAGGATGACCCTACTTATACTGACTATATTAATGAGTTAAATGGAGAAATTTACTATCGTGATGTTACACAAAAAGGAGCCAAAACCATTACATTTACAATGGGAGAATGGACTTTTGATGACAAAGTAGCCTTGCAAGGCGGAGAAAAGGTGGATACTGATGCAGGTTGGGCTGCTTCCGATACTCCCGGTATTATCAATCAAGGCATTGTGGCTCAAACAAAAACAGGTAATTATATTGTCTTTACTAATGCTGCTGTTATCGCTAAGGGAACCCAAGCAGAAAAGAATATCGGGTTAGGAGTCACTGCGGTGGCAATGAGTAACACTAATGCCGGGGTGAAGAGCGATTACCTGTTTGATGGTACAAAAATTGACGCAGGTGGATGATATTTTTATTAGAATGTAATAGATCGTTTTCGGATGGTGGTGGGTGGTTGCTTACCACCATTTTAATTTAAACTTATGGATGCAGCAAAAATAGTTAATGCAGCCGTTTTAGAGAAAGACTTTGAAACGGTATTTGTGAATGATAATGTTTATGTGATTCACCCTCCTACGATTCATAAGATAGCAGGAGCGGGATATTATCTGAGTGATTTAAAGGATGGGACTACGGTAATGGATATGCTACGTTCATTGAAGGATGTTAAATGTGCGTCAAAAGCTCTATCTTGGCTAATCCAAGGCAATGAAGAGTTAAGTGAAGAACTATCTAAAGGTACATTTGATGAAGTAGTAGAAGCGTTAGCAATTGGGCTATCAATGATTTCTGTGGAAAATTTTTGCAAGCTGTCAATTTTAGCCAAGAACGTAGCAAATTTGACAGCAAAACAGAAGCAGTAGGAAATGACTGTTTACTTGGACAGATTGCATCGTTCATTGAGTCTCTGCATCTGTCCTATGATGAAGTGGTATATAAGATACCATATAGGAATATGGTGATTATGCAAAAGGATAAGCTTCATACAGCTTATGGTGACGTGATGGAAGAAGTTTTGGATGAAGATATGTTTAAGGATAGAGAATTTGACAATTAATGGAATTTCATGGAGACATATCAGGTTTAGACGAACTGGAGCGGCAAATTGAGGACGTTTATTTCAATAGACTGATTGAAATAGGCAGGGAGGCAATCCGTATAGCTCATAATGCCAGTGGTACCAAAGAATACCCGAGGATATATCAAAACCATACATGGAATCTGCGTAATGCTCCGGGCTTTTGTGTCGTGCGAAATGGTAAAATCATTGCTTTAGAGGTTTATGGCAAAGGCTCTAATATGGAAGCTGTTCAAAACACCACATATTATCTACAATACCATAGCAAGGAAGAAGACGGTCTTTATTTGGCTGATGGTATGAATTATGCAAGTTTTGTTCAATCAAAGGGGTTTGATGTGTTAGATTCGGCTATTCAATATGCAAAAAGAATGGTAAAAAAGAAAATATTTTAGGTAATGGCAGGTATATTCGCAAACATAGATAGTGATATTCGGAAACTTCAAAGATTGAAGCAAGAAATCGAGAATGTAAAGGAGGCATTGAAAAGTATCAATGTGAAAGTTGATATTGATATAGCCAAAGGGATGGAGGCGCAATTGAAATCCCTTATGAGGCAATACGATGCTTTGGTAAATAAAGTGTCCGAGGCAGAAGGCAAAATCATGCTTTCTATAAGACGTATAAATGATACTTCGGAAAAGATTATCAAGGCGCAGGAGCAGCTTTCAAAAGCGGCAGGTATGAATCCGCAATCTGGTAGTGGTAATGTAAACACACCTGCGAATAATGCGGAAACAGCAAGCGTACAGGCACAGGCTAAGGCATATGATGAACTAAAACAAATTATTAATGAGACATCTGGTTCATTATTGAAAAATGTCAATGCGCAATATGAAGTAAACCATGCAATAGGTTTATATTCCAAGGAATTAAAAGAAATAGAGAAGACAAGAAAGAGCAGAGGGAAAGATGCAGAATATACTATTGCAGAATCTGCACGGATAAAACAGCTCACGCTGGCTATAGAACAGTTAAAAATAGCAAGAAGTGATGCCTCACGCGAAGTGAGGACACAAATAAAAATACATAATGCGGCTACAGGTTCTTTAAATGAGTTACGACAAGAACTTATCAGAATGAAAGATGCTTATGCTGATATGTCCGCCGAAATGCGTAATAGTAGTAAAGGAGCGAATTTAATAGCTTCTATCCAGCAAGCTCACAAAGAAATAAGTGAAATCGAGCAATCTATGGGTGTTTTTAGCCGTAATGTAGGTAACTATGCTAGCGGTTTCAATGGCTTAAATATGTCTGTACAACAGATTGTACGTGAACTTCCTTCTGCTGCTATGGGGTTGAATACGTTCTTTCTTGCCATCTCAAACAATATTCCTGTATTGGCTGATGAAATCAAACGTGCAAAAGCCGCCAATGAAGAGTTAAAGGCATCAGGGAAGAAAGGTATCCCTATTTGGAAGCAAGTTGCGTCATCATTATTTAGTTGGCAATCTGCATTAATTGTAGGCATTACTTTGCTCACAACTCATGGAGATAAGGTTGGGGAATGGGTTTCTTCATTGTTTAAAGCTAAGGATGACATAGCACCTCTCTCAGCTGCGACCTCAGAATTAAATAAATACATTGCAGAAAATAATAATGGGTATGGTAATAGTATAGCGACATTGAATAAATTGCAATCCAAATGGAAAGAATTAGATGGTGATTTATCAAAACAAAAAACTTTCATATATGAAAATAGAGATGCTTTTTCCGAACTTGGTGTTTCAATTAATGATGTTAATGATGCCGAAAAAATTCTTTCTTCTGGAACGGACCAGTTTATCAAGACTCTTGACTTAAGAGCAAAAGCAGCAGCGGCTTATCAATTAGCGATAAAAAAAGCAGAAGAAGCTTTTCAACACGGTATAGCTGCCGATGAAATATTGCAAGGAGGAGCCAATATTTGGGACTATTGGAATGCAAGTGTTGATGTCTTGGGAAATTTGGATTGGGCTATTCAGGGTGGTAATGTATTTAATCCCGGAAAATATACAGAAGGAAGAGCAGGTAAAGAACTTATGGCTTCTGATAAGGCAAAATCAACATTTGATATATTGATGAAATTGTCTGAAAAGTTTAGTAAAGAAAGAGAAGAACGACTAAAAGGGTTAGGAGTAACGGATAATGAACAAGCTAAACTGGATGCTGAACAAGCTAAACTGAAAGCAATAGCAAGGGAAAAATTGAAGAGAGAAGCCGACGAACAACGCAAGCAACAAGAACGGCTTTCTGAGGAACTTCTTTCACTTCGCAGGAAGAATCAGCAGGATGAAATCAATCTGATGGAAGATGGGACAGAAAAGAAGTTGGCGCAGATTGATTTGGACTATCAGAAAGAGCTGGACGCTATTCGGAAGCAGGAACAGGAATGGACAAAAGCCAATGGCGGAAAACTTACTCAGGAACAATTTATACAGATTTCCCTTTCATATTCGCAGGCAGAAAGTAAGCGTGACAAATCAATTTCCGATTTGAATAAAGAAAAGCTTGAATCTAACAAAAAGGCTTGGCAGGAATACTTCATCGAGTTTGGCAACTATCAAGAGAAACGAAAAAACCTTGTGCAGAAGTATGATGATGAGATAGCCAAGCTGCACACAGATAGTCCTGAATACGCTATCAAGGTAGCCGAAAAGAATCAGGCTGTAGAACAACTGGATGAACAGTTTGGTCACTCCGCAAAGGCAATGGCAGACCTCTTTGAAGACGCTGGCAATAAATCGGTATCTGCCATTCAGACTATTATTGACAAGTATGAAACACTTGTTAAGTACATGTCTGGCACAAAGGAAAGTGACGGAACGAATGTTACACTTGACGAATTGAAAGCACTCGGATTCACTGATAAGGATATTGAAAAGATAGAAAAGGGTGAAATCTCCATAAAGGATGTAACGGATGCAATCAGGGGGCTAAAGGATGAGCTGAAAGGCAAATCACCGTGGCAGGCTTTCGTCTCTGACCTGGAGAAAGGGATAGAAGCCATAAAAAAGGGTGGCAACGATTCCAAGAAAGTCGGTCAAGGCATCACCGATATAGGAAATGCCGTAACGTCTTTTGCCCCTGCGCTGGGTGAGTTCGGCACTAACATCGCCAATATATTCGGTGCCAGCGATTCCGCTATAACAGGAATTACCGATGCTTTAGGGGGATTGGGCACTACAGCCGCCGGTGTCGGTCAAATTATGTCCGGTGACATTGTGGGTGGTGCCATGAGTGCTGTCAGTGGAGTATCATCTGTTGTGTCTGCCCTTGACGGTCTGTTCGGTGCAGACTATTCCCATTATAACGAGATGGTAGAGCAATATAGCCTATTGAACGATATTTGGGATGAACTGATAGACAAAAAGTTGGAATACATCAACACATCTTACGGGGCTGAAGCTAATAAGGTAGGAGAGGAAGCCTTAGAATTGGCGGAAAAAAGTATTGAGAGTTACCGTATTCTTGGTAAAGAAAGACTGAACGCAGGTTCATCAGCCGGTTCCCACTCCATAGGTGTGCGAATTCGCAAGGGAATGTCCGAACAGGGATGGGAAGAAGCGCGCAAAGCTCTTAATGACGAACAGTGGTTTAAAGAAATCTCAACCGGAAGAATGGAAAGCCTGTTTGACCTTTCTACCGAACAATTGGAGAGACTTAAATCGGAAGCACCTACTTTTTGGGCTAAATTAGATGAGGATGTTAGAAATTACCTTGATAAAATTATCGATGGGGAAGAACGCATTGAGGAAATTCATAATCAGATAAACGAGCAGCTTACACAAACCACATTCGATGGTGTGTACAATAACTTTATAGATACCTTAATGGATATGAAAGCATCGTCCAAAGATGCCGCCGAAGACATATCGGAATATTTCATGCGAGCTATGCTCTCCGAGCAGATAGGCACACTCTATCAGGACAAGCTAAAGAAGTGGTATGAGAAATTCGCAAAGGGTATGGAGGATGGCTCTTTGACGGAATCCGAAAGAAATGCGCTGGACGCTGAGTATATGGGCTACATTGAAGAA